CCAACTTCTGAAGCTGGAATAGATAATGCTTGTGAAAACTTACCCCCAAAAGCTTTTTGGATACCTAATTTATCTATAAGAGCTTTTGCAATATCAACATCCGAGTCTATACTATTTGCAGAACCAAAATAATAATTTGGGTCAATAGACTCTCCATATTTTTTAGGAACTTCTTCTCTTATTTTTTCTTCATCAAAGGAGTTAAAAATATTATTAAGTTCATCATAAATGCTACCACCATCTTGATAACCCGGAACTTTTCCACCATTTTCATAACTCGGTAACATTGGATTCTCAATATTTCCTCCACCCGCCATTGATGGTATTTGCGACAGAGTATTCATTGCCATTAAACCATCAATACTTGAATGAGCTGCCTCTTTTGCGGAGTTATTTAATTCATCCATTCTATCTATACCATACATATCTACTTCTTTCGGTGTAAAAACAAATTCTTCATTACCAACTTCACCGGGAGTTGTTGGATATTTTGAATTATCAAATTTCATTGCCTCCAAAACTGGTTTATTAAGTTTTGAAGATTCTTGGTTAATAACATATCCACCTACTGGTAATCCTGTTACTTTAGTGTCCCAACCCACTTAATCTCGAACCTCAAAATGGGGAAAATCATCGAAGCGGTTGTCCATAACCTGAAAATCCATATCCCAGTCTCCGCCCCACCTTAAACGAATACCCATGTTCCTAGCAAGCCCAAGGACAAAACCAGCGAATAATGTCTGTCTTTCACGGTCTTCCCAATCAACAGGATAAGGGGTAACGTCAACGGCTTTAGAAGGACTAGAATTGTGCCTACCGTTAGGATACTTAACTTTTGTACGATTTTCATCATATAATTTATTTTGCCTTTCTTTACTACGATGACCCTCTAAAATAGAACAGTCAACATAGTTAATTACTTCATTAAAGACATCTTGAAGCCGCTCATCACAGCTTGCAAGACGCTCTTTTGATTTATTAGAGTATCTAGGCATTCATTGTATTATACGAATAATGTCAAAAGAAATACAAATATTATTTAAACTTTTGAACCAGTCATCCAGTTGTAAGCTTTTTTGATTTTATAGTAATCAAATTTGTCTTTTTTAACCTTTAATTCATCTTTGCCCATTTTTTCTGTTTTGGGGGGTCGGGCAAAATAATCAGCATAATAAAGACCATCCATTAAATCATCATTTCGTGGTTTAGGGTGTTCAAAGAATTCATCAACTAATTCGGTCATATGTCTATAAACGTATAGTTTTTTAGAATTCACTATTTGACCAAGTGCTGTTTCAAGTCTATCTTCTTTTTTAACCCTAGCTGGTGGTTTAACACCTTTAAACAATCCCGGCATCAGTCTTCTTTCTGTAGCAGACATTCTGGTTACCATATCTCGAACCATCTCCTGAGCAGCAACTGTTTCAATGGTAACTCTTCTAACAGGAGAATATTTCTTAGCATATTCTATAATTTTAGCTGGCACATCAAAGGTTGGTATTCTTTCCCTGAAGTAATCTAAAATATATCTATTCTTATTAGAATCAATACCCATAACCATAATTACCTGAAAGTCAGATGTTTCTGTGGCAGTAGCAGCGAGGTCTACACCAATATAAACATTAATGGGAATAGCATCATCTCCATCAATAATGTAAGGCATATTACTTTCTTTTTTAAATGTACCGTTGTAGTATTGAATTCTATCTATTTTAAAAGCAGCGTTGGTAATATCACGAGCATCATTCATGTACTCCTGAGCAAACTTATTCACCAGACCAGCTTCAATAAACTCCCGCTTTTTAGCCTGTAATTTCTTTTCTGAGAATTGGGATGCCCATATTGGCTTTCCATCTTCTATTGCCCTGTAAAAATTTACTGTCCAAGGATAATCACGCCCATCTTCCTTTGCTTTTCTCCAGCCATCATAAGTCATTTGCAGATAAGAGTCATAATGAACAATCGTACCGCAAAGCCATATCCAGCCTTCATTACCGGGGGTCTCCTCTAATGCTGGATATACTGTAGATACAATCCATTTTTTGATTTCAGACCTGCGTTCTGGTGTCTTGGTATTCAATTCCGATTCAAAGTCATCTAATACAATACCAGTATAACGAACATCTACCTCCGCACGACCTCTTAATCTTTGAGATGTACCTTTTGCAATCATTCTATCGCCTTTTGCAGTAACAATATCTTTTTCTGTCCATCTTTTTCCAACAGAACCACCATCCATTGTGCCAAAATAATATTTTATCATTTTATTATTCTCAAAATGACTCCGCAGGTATTTAAGGTGGTCTATTGCCTGACCCTGTTCTTCTGATACCCAAGCGATAAAATGCTGTTCATCTGTCTTAGAGAAACATAGTTTGTGCATAATAGCAGCTTTTGCCATTACAGATTTACCGTGACCCCTTGGAATAATATTACATATCCTAGCTCCCGGCTTGGTAGTTATCAATTCTTTGGCAATGTGGTATTGAAAGGGTGCTGATTCAGATTTCTTTAAAAAATCATTGGGCAGAAAAGCTCTGCCAAAGTAAATCAGGTTATTATATGAGTTCTGGAGAATTTCATCCCTTTCCTTCATATCACTGGGGCTGGGTGTTATATTAAAATCTTTTTTAAATGGTACAGGCATTATCTATTTTTTAATCTTCTTTCATAATTCTGCCTAATAGCATCAAATAAAAGAACTTCACTAGCTTTTGCTGGCTTATCATATTTACTATCCCACCATTCAATATCGGGTTTATTTAATTCTCTACCCGGAACAAATCTATTTTTGTGCAAATCGTGTTTAAATTTGGATACCCAATGCTCTCCTTTTTTTGGGATTGGTACACCAGCTTCAAATGCGGCTCTATAATCATAATAATGTAAGGGGTCATCAGGGTCGGTAGCATAGTTATGTACCTTTAAAACATTGTTCCACCAATTTTCAAATGTTTCAGGCATTATGCTTCATAAATATCACTACTGTCAAAACTGCCGAATTGAACTAGATTGTCTTTTAAATCAAAGACACTTTCACAAATATCACATATCCAGCCTCTTAGTTTATTCATAGAGTCTAAATATGGTAATTTACTCATAACGGTACTCCCTATAACTTCACAATCACAGGCGGGGCAGTAGTTTGTCCCATAAATTAATTCTTTTAATTCAGTTTTAGAGGCTAATCGAACCGGGAAATAGATACTAGGTTTTTTTTCCATTTAATTTCATTGGCTTTGGTTCTGCCAATACTCCCGCTCTAAAAGCTTCTAACTTTTCCTGACTGAATCCTGTGAATTCCTGTATCAATGAAACAGAGTCCACTTTCTTTTCCGTATTTAACATTCCTGAAAGTTTCATTAATGTTTCAATAGCTCTCATTCTGTCAGAATCTCTTGATGCATTTGAATCAACAATATCTTTTGTCTTTTCTAATAAATAAGATTTTGTAATCCCAGTTTCATTTAATAACAATTCTATTTCTTTATCTATCAACTGTCTAACCTTTTTACTTTTTAATAAGACCTTGGTCTTTTGTTTTGCATAATCTAAACTTTTAGTATTCTCATGAGCTTTCATAAAAGCATCAATCGGTCTCATACCGCTAGCTATGTACTTAGCAAATATACGTTTAGATATGGATAAGTTGCCGTCTTTTATTTTAGCATACCAGTTCTTCTTCCCAAACCGCCATATATCATGAACTGGCTCTCCCTCAATATGTATTGTCCTTTTAATATTAGCCATTCCCAGTAAAGTCCTGATATATTCATCCTTTCTATCTTTTTTTCTATCTCTGGTTTTTATTTTACCCCTTTTAATAACTACGGTTACCTGTCCGTCATCCGTTTTAATCCAGTCGCCTGTATTTGCCCCTCTCCAGTCGGATTGTATGGTTTGCTTAGGGTTATGTCGCCTAAACTCTTTTTCATCCTTATAGAGCGTATATTCAACGCCTTTTATTTTTCTGGTGTAAGCCATACTTAATTAGGATGGTTTATAGATATATTTTCTCCGTCTGAGAGCAGTTCGAATTCCTTGAGTGCTTTTACTCTGGATAACAGCTCGGCAATTTTACCATAGGTGCAAGAAGTAGGATTAATAACGTCTATAAGCTCTATTTCATTGCCCAGCTTTCTTATTTCATTAATATTGGTAAAAACATCAACATTGTCAAAAGAACCTGCCATCGCTTTTTGGAATCTGGTTTTTCGCTCGCTCATATGTTAATTTAACTTAAAAGGTAGTTAAGGGTAAAGATAATAAAGTTATCCACATAGTTATCCACAATACTTAATTAAGCTATATAGTATAATATAGTAGTATAGTATCTTTCAATAAGTGAGTATAGTAGTATAGTATTATAGTAGTATAGTATAATAGTAATATAGTATAATATAGTATAATATAGTAATATAGTATAGTATAGTACCCCGCCCAAGCAAAATCTTTAAAAAATTGAAAAAAATTATATTTGTATTCGTGTTTCTCTTATAATTTGCATGGGTACTCCCCCAAGTCCGTTTGAGGTTGTAATAGTTGAATTGAGAAATTCGTTTTTGATTGTATGCTCGTTGAAGTATGCAGGGTCAAAGACTCTATGTATTAAAGAATGAGTTTGTAAGTGTAACAATATCAATAGATACAGTTAATTTGGAACTTTGACCCTCGAAAATGTAATAATAGGTAGTAAACGGACACAATACGAACTACTAGACCAGTGATTGATTGATGTGTAGGAACTTGCTAATAGTATTAATGTGAATTATTCTAGTCTTACTCACGGTATCCAGTCCGAATTCAATTAATACTATTCTTTTGTTGAATGTTAATTGAAAGGAATAAACAATGAGTTTATTAGATAAGTTGAAGAACATTGGTACTGATGGTATCAATGCACTTAAGGAAATGAGATACTTCCATAATTGTGGAGTATGTCACCATCAAATGAACACAAATCAAGACCCTGAGGCATATCATTCTAGTAATTTGAATGGATGGTATCACAGGGAATGTATGAATACGTTAGATAGATGTGATAGCTGTGATAGGGTTAGCCTACGTTTAGAACATGGTATATGTTCTCTATGTATGCGGTCTGATTCTATTCGTAGCTATTCATATAGACCGAGTCCATTGTTTCATAGAGTAAACAACAAGAAGAAATCTGTTTTGGTTTCTGATAGTGGCTACTCTCAACATGGACTCCCAATCTTACATTTTGGTGTAGAGATTGAATGTGATAGACATGAAGATGAAACGGAAGAGTATGAGAATTCAATTATCTTAGAAGGTAATCAATTCGCATCTCTAGTGAGTCTTATTGGTAGAGGCGTTCGGAAGAGTAACTTATTCTATTCTAAAACAGATGGCAGTTTAACGGAACAAGGAATAGAAGTTGTTTCACATCCATTCTCTTGGAATTTTTGGAAGAAGTATGGCAGAGATATATATGATACTTTATTTAGTACCATATTATCTAGCGGTTATTTTTCTGCGGAATCTTGGGAAGGTGGAATGCACATTCATGTCAGCAAGAATGCGGTAAACCGAACACAATTACATAAACTATTGTGGTTTATTTATGAGTGTCCTGAGTTTATTAAAAAGATTGCTCAAAGGGACTCTAATTATGGTAAAACAACATGGCGGTCAATCATTGGCTCTAGCTATGAAGATGTACCATTCAAAGATAGGCGGAGACGTGTAGCAAAAATCTGTAAAGCTAAATTTTCTAGCGTAGCAGACAGATACACAGCAGTAAACCTACAGCCTGAAAACACGATTGAGTTCAGAATATTTAATGGTACATTGAATATTATGACTCTTTCAAAGGCTATAGAGTTTATTCATTCTCTTTTATCTTATTGTTCACAATCATCCTTTAAGGATATTGTCAATAGGAAGAGTGAGAGCGTGAGAGTTGAAGGTTATCTAAAATTCTTATCCGAGAATCAGAAGAGATATACTAATCTCTGCTTGTTCTTAGATACTGAATTATTAGAACTATCTAAACAGAAACGGAATAAATATTTCGGTAACTCTAAATCTAGGCTAGGAAGGAAACTACTAACCGAAGGTCTAGCGTCTAATCGGAATGGTAATTCATTTCATGAAGATGTGAAAGGAGTCATATTATAATGTGTATTGTAATTGTGAAAACTGAAAAAACGGATATTCCCAAGAAACAATTAAAAGAATCATTTGATAATAACCGAGATGGTTCAGGTTATCTATTCGCTATGAATGGAAATTTGACTATCAAAAAAGGTTTCTTCGTCTTTAATGATTTCTATGATAATTATTCTAGGGATATGGAAAGATTCAATAATCCTGTATCGATAATTCACTTTAGAATTACCACACATGGAATAACGAATAAAACCAACTGTCATCCGTTTCTTATCAATGATGGTGTAGGCTTTGCTCACAATGGAATGATTGATTTTGTTGATGACCATAAAAAGAAATCTGATACTCTAATGTTCAAAAATGAGATTCTCAGCATTTTACCTGATGGATTTATTTTTAATAATTCTATCATGAAATTGATTGAAGAATCCATTGGGACATCTAAACTAGCTTTCCTAGATAATAATGGTAATTATCGGATTGCTAATGAGGATTTAGGACATTGGAACAAGGATAATACTATATGGTACTCAAACAAATCATATTGTGAAGTTAGGACTACGCAATACGCTTGGAATCGGTTTGGACATGCGGGAATCTATAACGCCTATGGTAACCTTAATATTACGAATAAGAAGAAAACGAATAATACGGATAATATTGAGCGTAATCAATGTAGGACTTGCTATAGTGGACTAATGACTCTCGGAGAGAGAAAACTAGGACATTGTCAAGCTTGTCAGATAGATGGAGACCATCCGAATAGGATATAATCAATAACAGAGGGGAGACTAGCAATCTCCCCTCATAACTAGGAGATGAATAATGCCATATCCAAACGGATACAAGATACCACAGATGAAAGTCTGGTTTAGGGGTCAATTTGGGGATTTAACGTATAGGTATGAATAGGAGGAAAACAAAAGAAGAGGAGAGTCTTTAATTAGGCTCTCCTTTTTTTGTGTCCAAAATTATCAATATATATAAAATTGTATGCACGCAGCTAGTGCAGCAGCCTCCATGCAGCCGTCACCGAGGAGAAACCCAGCCGCAACAGGTGAAATAGAGGGAAAATCCTTTAAAAACAAAGGAAAAACCCTTTAAAATGAAGCTGGAAACCCACTTTATAAACCATTTTCCAACATTATGTATAATACAGAATTCCTATTATACATAATATCTGAAACTTAAAAATAAACAGTCAAAAATAAGTGAAAACACTTAAAAATAGAATAAATTTATTCTGTTTGAGTTATAATTATAACGCTATTTATATATATATTATCTTGTATGCACGCTGGTAAACGCTGGTAAATAAAAAATATATATATCTTATGCACGCAAGTATGCACGCACGCCCGAATGAGTCTATATATATAAGATTATGCATGCACGTAGGTAAATATGCAAGCAGGTAGTCGAATATTTATATATCTCATGCAAGCGGGTAAGATTCAGTCGTTTTAGGCATGTTTTAGGCTTTTGTCGAGGGTGTTTGCTATTATACATAATCCAATAAAACCGTATTTAATTATACTTAATTATATATATGCTGGTTGCTTTTCCCACCAGCTTACCCACCCAGAGCTATTTTTTATAAACTTTTTTCAATTATTTTGGAACTTTTTATGTCATTTTGGGTATAAGGGGTATAAAAGAAATAAACAAGGAGTAATAACATGAAATTTAAAGAATATTATAACGGAATTGATTTTTTAGTAACTTGGGATAAATCTTCATATTTAGATAAAACATTCATTCTTGATGAATGTGAAGATTTTGAAGAGTGGGAAGAATTGAATGA